CAAGCGCAGCGGCGCGGATATTTCCGGCGCCGCCGTCAGCGTAAACGGACGGGTGGTTGCTACCATGGGCAAAGAGGCCGGAGACGAGGATATTTACGACAGCGGCGAATACAAGCGGGCCTTTATGAACTACGTATGCAGAGGCACGCCCATGCCCGAGCGCTTCCGGAACGCGGACGCAAACACCAAGACCGGCGACGCTGGCGTTATAATTCCGACGCACACGGTGCAAAAGATCTATGAGGCGATGGAGAACACCGGGATGATCCTGCCGCTGGTAACGCACACGACCTTCCCGGGCGGTGTGACTGTGCCCACCTCCAGCGCGAAGCCTGCGGCCACCTGGGTGAACGAGGGGAACGGCTCTGACCGGCAGAAGAAGGCAATCGGCGGGATTACGTTCACCTACCACAAGCTGCGCTGCGCCATCTCCATAAGCTATGAGGTTGCTAATATGGCCTACCCGGTATTTGAAGCGCAGTTTGTTCAGAACGTGGCGGAAGCCATGGTAAAGGCGAAGGAGACGGCGATCATCAGCGGCAGCGGAACCGGACAGCCTAAGGGAATTCTGAAGGAGACCGCGGCGGGGACTGTCAGCATTGCCAAGGCCGCCCACATCAGCTACAAAGATCTGTGCGCCGCAGAGGCGGCCGAAGAGGACGAGGGCGCCCTCTGGGCCATGACCAAGAAAACCTATATGAACGAGATCGAGGGCATGACGGACGAAAATGGCCAACCCGTGGCGCGGGTAACCTACGGGCTGAACGGCAAGCCCCAGTATTACATCCTGGGCAGGCGCGTTGTCATCGTCAACAGCGATTACATGAATTCGTTTGCGGGAACCGTAGCTGCGGACAGTGTGGTTGCGTTTCTGTACAACTTCCACGATTACATATTCAACGAAGGCGTTGCAATGACCGTGAAGCCCTATGTGGACGAGGAGACCGATGACACAGTGATCAAGGCCATTGAAATCTGCGATGGAAAGAGCGTGCGGAACACTTCGCTGGTGACCGTGGTGCAGAAAGGCACCGCTTGAGGCCGCAGGGACGGAAACAAGGGGGCGGAGCTTGCGCCTCCGCCTCGGAATATAAAAATGTGTCCAAATTGGACACAGGAAGGAGCGAACTGTGGCACTGCTTGACGAGGTAAGGCTATCGCTGGGAATTTCCCACAGCAAAATGGATGCGGAAATTGAGGCGGCCATGCAGGCCGCCGGGGCAGCGCTCAAAATGGCGGGAGCGAAGGCAGGCCCGGAATCGTTTGACGGGGGCGCCATCTATGCGCAGGCTGTGAAGATGTACTGCAGGAGCTGGTTTAATTACCAGGGGCAGGGCGAGCGCTGGGCGACGGCCTTTGAGGCGCTGAAATGCGCCATATCGCTCTGCGGGCTTTATGAGGAGGCTTAGATGCGGACAAACAAAGCGCCGATGACAGACATCTGCACGCTGGTCAAGGTCACGCGGACGTATGACGAGAGCCGGCATTACACGGAACAGCGGCAGGGCAAGGAAGTATTTTGCAGCGTCTGCGACGGTGTGAACCGGGTGGAATATTACGAGGCGCTGAAGGCGGGAATTCAGCTCAGCGCCGCTTTTGAAGTGAACGAGGGAGACTTTGAAGGGCAGACGGAGCTGTGCCACGGGGGCGTACTTTACAAGATTAAGCGGAGCTATCCGACCGGGTACGGCACACTGGAGCTGAGCTGCGCGGAGGCCATGCGATGAATATAGACGAGAGGCTGACGGCGGCCATCACGCTAGTGGTGCCAGAGACCGCACCGCGGATCTACGAGGGGACAGCCCAGGAGTACTGCGTATACAACTATAACACGGTGCCGCGTCTACACGCGAACGGACGGCCGGGGGCGGCGCTCTATCTGGTACAGGTGCACCTGCTGACCGCCAAGGGGTTGCCGACGCGGAAGAAGCGGCAGGCGCTGAAGCGGGCACTATTCAAGGCCGGATGCACCTATCCGAGCGAGGTGGACGCCTCGGACCCGGAGGGGCAGCATTTTGTTCTGGAATGCCAGTATACGGACGGTGACGTCTGATGGCGAATTTCAAAACAACGGGGATAAACGGTCTGATCCTGTCAATGGCTGAAGCTGCTGAAATTCCTGATAATGTGAAGAAAGATATATTAGATGCCGAGACAAAAATAAGTCTGAGCGCAATGCAGGAAAGGCTAAAGGCGCTAAAGCTTTATGACACTCACCAGCTCCATGACAGCCTGACCATTGTAAAG